GTCGGTGACGGTGAGTTAGTAAGTAACTTTGAATCTCCTGTAGTAATTTCAGTTCAGGATGAAGACCTAATTCAGTCTCGTGATGTATTGATTATTCGTTCAAATGTAAGTTCTATTGATCCTGTAACTCAAGAAGAACAAGATCAATATCTTGATAGAACTTCTTTTAGTCCTACAACTGAAGGTGACATCAGAATTAGTAAGAACAGAATACAGTCTGCTATATTCCAATTTAATGCTAGAGGTAAGGGTCAGAGCTACATGTTCCAGACTCACACTACTAGTAGTGGTCAAGCAACTAATATTACTCCTAATCAAAAACCAGAGGTTAATATTCAAGCAGGTGTAAACATTGGTGGAACTGCAATCAATGACGACAGTCAAAATATAACTTATGGTGGTGTACAACCAAAACCTGGCGATATTCTATTTAAAGGAGATGAGATTGGTAGAACTGGTTCTCTTGCATGGATCTTTGCTAATTACTTCTCACAAATACCTGCTAATCAGATTGATAACATCGTATTTGATGGATCTAATGTTGTTAAACTTGAATTTAGAGACTTTGACAGTGGTGAAGCACTCAAAAATTCTGACATAGGCGGTGGTATTACTTCAACTTCTCAAATTAGATTTAAGAATTTTGCATATGATCCTAGATTAAATCTAACTTGGACAGTATATTCTCCACCTGGTGATCCATTCGTATCATCAAATAATTACGTTCATTTCCAAGTTATTGATCAGATTCCACAGGCAATTGAAGCATGGGAAGACGTACTTAAGGATGAAAATGGAACTCCATATGACCCTGTTCCTACAGTCGAGTTTTCTAACTCAAACTTTAAAGAAGTTGGTGTATTAGGTGCTGAGGCAATCAGAACATATACAGAAAACATTGGTGACTACAAGTTAGGTATTAACACAGTTGCAAGAGCAGTACATGATGCATATCAAAATGCATGGGTTGATACAATATCATCTGATGCTAATGGCAATTCTCCAACTGATCCTCGTGCAAACCTTGATGTTGTTGGTACAGCATTTATCAGTGGTAGAGTTACAGGTGACTTCCTATTCCATTCAAACTTTGCTGATCGTGATAAGACTGCTGTTGATAACGCATTCTTAGTTGGTGGTGATAGCGAGACTCCTTCTAATGAGGCAGTTTTACGTGTTGCTACTACAAACGGTGGTCGTGTTGGTATCAATGTTGATAACTCAGAATTAGACAGAGCTCTAGTTGTAGATGGTACATCTAGATTTACTGATGATGCCAAGTTTGAGCATGACATTGAGGTCAATGGTGATGACGGTGTAATTGCTGAAATCAGAACAACACAGACAACAGGAACATTTAATACTGTAAGTGATAGTACATTTACAGGAACACTTAATATTGGTGACTTTGCTTCAACAATTACAATCGGTAATCAGAGAACTGAAGTTGCTACATTGAATGTAGTTGATTCTGTTGTTGGTGACCAATTCATTAATATTGGTAGCAATAGTTATCATAGTAATATTAATCTAGGTGCTACACCAAATACACCAATCAGTAATATCTCTAAAGTAGAAATTGGTGGTGCATTTGGTAACAATGAATCTTTATCTTACACTCAGATAAGAAATAAGTCATTTAAAGTTGCTGGTGATATGCAACTTGGTACTTCTAGACAACTAGAAGACATAGTAAATCTAACAACAACTGCTGGAACTGTTAACTTCTTTGGTGGTAGTAGTAATACTAATATACTTAACTTTGCTACAAACGCTTCTGACATTACAATTGCTGGTCAAGGTGGAACAACTAGAGTTAGAAACAGTCTAGTTGTTGATGCATCTGCAAGATTTAACTCTAGTGTTAAATTATGTGGTGGATTTGCATCATTCTCCTTCACTGCAGACAGAGCAAGATCTGGTTCTGAGAAAATTCCTCATGCTTCTGGTAACTTAGGTAATAATCTATTCAATAACAATGTTGATATCATTACTGTTGAGAGAGTAACTGCATCTTCAACTAAGTATTGTACTGTTGACACTGCTGGTACTGGAAACTGGGGTGGTATTCAATATCAAGATGCTATTACTAATATTGGTGGTAACCCACAGATTGAACCTCAGGAACTTGGTCAACTAACAGGCAATCAGATTTACTTACCATTAGGTACATCACCAGTTGATGAGAATGGTGATCCATGGTTTAGAGAAAATGATTATATTATAGTTGATTCACCTGAAGGTATTGGTGATCTTTATGCAACAACTTCATTTGCTGGTCAGTCAGTTGGTGCCATTACTTCAGGTAGTACCTTCTTAGGTACTGTTGGTAATGTATCAATTGCAGCAAGTGGTCCTGGTACTGGTTCGACTGCTGGATTTAATACAGGACAGAATTATATTTGGTTCTCTGAAAATGGTGCAGGTGCTGTTTCAAATCAAGGAGAAAGATCAGTTGCATTTGCTCCTGTAGATGGATCTAGTCTCCAAGGTGCAGGTCCTATTTCTAGAGTTGAAATAGATGCTTTCGTAGGTACTAATAATAACGGTGGTGAATATCCAGACGTTAATACAACAGATCCAGAGTGGTTAGAACTACGTTATAGTTTAGATGCTTATAACGTTGGTATTGCATCTGCTACATGGGTATCAATTGGACAAATAATTCCAATTCAAGATCAAGCCACTATGGCATCTGGTGAAACTAAGTTTACAATGGATGTTCCAGTTGCTGCACAACAGGCAAATGTAACCTTCCAGTTATATCAACCAAATAATACTGGTGTAGATAACTATGGTATTACAACTTTAAGATACTTTGCTGCAACTAGCTCTGTTGGTCAAACTCATGTTGAATTCTTAAGAGTTGTATCTACTCCAAGAATATCAACTGCTCCATATTATATTATTGCTGAGAGAGAACCATTTGGTACTTTCACAGGTGTAAGAAATGACCATCCAGATAATACACCAATTTATAAGTGTAATGTACAGTTTGATGCTACAGGAACTACTGAAATTATTGACGGTGAAGGTAATACAGAGGATGTGTACCTTGCAGAATTTGGAGGTAATATTAATACTGATGATTACGTTATCATTGGTAGAAGATCTACTACTCCAGATGTTGAACCACTTGTATACGATGTTGGTGAGGTATTCAAAGTCAAGACTACACTTGAACAGACAACTAAGACATTTGTAATTTCTAGTAACTGTGATGGTGGTCCTGAGAATGATGTATTCACAGTTAATTCTGTAACTGGTGACACATTTATTGCTGGTAACACTATTATTAATAATAGTATTACGATAGGAGGTGGATGTGGAACTCTAAGTGATATTCTATTCACAGGTGATGCATCTTCTGGAACTAACGTTATTAGTAATTTAACAGTTACAAGTATTGGCAAGACACTTGCTGATATTAAGAAGGGTGATGTTATATCTGTTATTACAGATGGATCACCTCTGAAGATGAATCAAGATACTGCTGTTGACTTTATATTTGGCGGTGCTATCTACTTAACAAAACCTATAATTGGTTCTACTTTTGGAAGTGGAGTTTTATTCAAGGCAAGCAGAAATGAAAAATTAACAACTACTGATGGTAAAGGTAATACCACATTTGATGTTGATACATGCTCAGGCACAACAACAATTGGTTCACATGCTGGTAGATTTGATGTTAACCTAGCATGGTCTAGTCTTGGTAGTATTAATAACAATAATGCTATAGAACAAGAATTTGAAAACAATATAGATGATTACATAGCATATGGTTACTACGCAGATCCACAGTCAATAGCGGAAAATGGTCCTAACACAACTATTCTATCAACCGCTACTGGTACAAGTGCAACTGAATTACAAATTACGGTTCAATCTCTTGGAGAAGGAACTGGTAAATTTGCCTCAGGTGATTTAATTGCTGTAGGACCTCTATCATCATTCTCCACTAACACTGGTCAACTTGAATTTATGATAGTTACTGAAGTTTTTGATGGAACTAATGTAATCGTTGCAACTAGAGAACAGGAAGGATCAGTTGCAATGAGTCATGTTTCTGGTGATGTTGTTAGAAGAGTTATCAAACATGAGACACAATCTAGTCTAATTGATTCTGAGATTAGACAAAGAAATGATAGTGGTTCTATTGTTGATTATCTCTCTGTAATAATAGAGAGAGGATATATCTCACAGCAGAAGTTAGACTACAAGCAATGGTTAAGATTTAGAAATACATCTACTGGAACTGAAATTCTAACAGCTGTAAATGGTAGATTGTATGGTAAGATTCATACAGTCACCAATATGAATGAGCAACTTGGTGATGGTGCTAAGTCATATAGAAATGGTAGTCTTGACGTAACCGATAACTTAACACTAACTGGTGGTAACTTCGTAATTTACGATAGTGTCAAACAGACAAAACTATTCCAGTTTGTTAACGATGACGGACATGCTGATCACTCAGGTCTAATTAACTGGGATGCTGGTGTGGTAGCAAGAGGAGACATCTTCTTATATCCAACATCTTGCCCAGAAAACGTTCTATTAGACTTAGATTGTGTACCATCATTCTCAGTTGATAACTTAGGTAATGTAACTGCTAAAACAACACTAAAAGTTACAGGTACTGCAGCAGTATCTCCAACAACTGATGATGTATTCTCAGTACAGAATCTAGGAGTCAATGGTGGTAGTGAGTTCACTGTCAAGCAAGATCGTTCGATTGATGCATTTGGTATCACAAACTTCGCTACATCATCTGGTGCAAGACATACAAGATACTTATCTGCAGCATCACCAGAAGCTGATCTAACATTGATTGCTAACATAGTTTACATGGTCAATGTTCAGAATACACAAACATTAATCGTTACATTACCACCATCACCACAAACAGGTGATGTCGTAAGAATAATTGATGTAGGTGGTAATTTGAAATATGATACCACATTGGTTGTTAGAACTGCCGAGTCTA